CAGGCATAACGGGAGGCCACAGAACCACGCTCATGTCTGGAACCCATACTGTCTCAGGCCACACCCACCACCAAGAAGCCAAGCCGTTCAGCGACTACACGGGCACTAGGTTGGGCATTCAACTGGGAACGATGGCAGAGCCTAACCAACCGACATTCGACTACGCAGAGGACTCACCTAAGAACTGGTCATCTGGCTTCGCGGTGCTGTCGATCAAGAACAATTTCCTGTTGCAGCCTGAGTTCGTGCGGGTTCATGGCCGACACGCTGCCGGTGAATACGAGTGGCGTGGAGAGATTCATCGGGTAGACTTTGAATGATGAAAGAGATCGACGCTGCGGAATACATCGTTGCTAACCAACTGAACTACCTGAGCGGGAGGGTGGTGCAGCTAGTCACGGAATACGGGGTCACAAAAGACATCCAAGTTCTTGAGGAAGCCTGCCGCGATCTTGCTACACTCGTGCAACGTGAACGCTTCATCGAGGAGAGGTTTGGTGCCGACGATAGTAATTGAAGACATGGACAACAACTCGCAAGTCACGATAATCATCTCGGACTTGTACGAGGAAGGCCCAGAACCCAATCCCCCAGCAGAGAAGCCAGAGGATCAGGCGAGGGAGAACGTCTGGCTGGTTAGCAAGCAGGCCGAAGGTTGAGATAGTCCCCGTGGACACCATCGCAGACCGATTGGATATAGACAGATTCTTCGTGCAGCGCGTCTTGGTAGTCTTGCTCAGAGACGCAAGAGATCAGGACAACCAGTAAAAGGGCGAGTGGGTAACGTAGTTTCATTGGTGTTGCGCTCCTCGATTAGTGATTGCAAAACCCCTTGCCCAGCGGTACCTCTGCTGGAACGGATCAAGTCGGTCGCCTGAGTAGTGATAGGCGTGAACACACTTGGCGGCAGCCCTGAAGTCTTTACGAGCCAGAAAGCCAGACTGAATCATCTGATGCAGTTGATTGAATGCTTTGACTTCCGCTGGCTGCTCCGCGTTTGCCTCCGGTTCAATGCACGTCGAGAGTCGAGCCAAGTGATAGGCTTTTTGCCATTGTAGTTTGTTCATGCTGATCCCCTTGGGCCGCTTACGCGGCCTCCATAGTTATATTCATCGTGCCTGTTTAGAAGTTGCGCCAGTAGCAGCGATGCTCTGCAATGTTCGCCTTGATCTGCGCCTTCGCTTCGTCAAGCGTCTCGACATTGTAGATCCAGCCGCACAACTCAAACTCGTAAGTCGCTGGCTCGTCATCTTCAGCAAGATAGGCGATATCGACGTTGTAGTAGCTTGTTGTTTCCATGTCCGTTCCTCGTTGTTGATGGGATCATTGTACACCAAAGGTTTACACACACAACAGGGGAGAGGGCGAAAAAGTTGCCTTTTTTGTAAAAAAGTTGGGTATAATCGCCAACTAGCACAGAATCAGCCTCAAAACAAGGATCGCAAATGGCTTTATTGCAACGATTTGCATACCTAGACAGTGGGACGCTTGGAAAGTTAAGCATAGGCGACTGGTCTTGCTTTACCATTGAACGACCTTGGAAAAACAACGAGCCAAACGTGTCCTGTATCCCAGAGGGAACGTATGCCTGCCAGCCATTCAGCGGGGATCGGTTCAAAGACGTGATCCAAGTCATGGATGTGCCAGACCGCAGTTATATCCTGATCCACGTTGCCAACTTCCCGCACGACATCGAGGGGTGTATCGGAGTTGGTGATCGGTTCGTCTCAGATGCGCTAGAGCCTGCTGTCTACAACTCCAAGAAGACGCTGGCGGCATTGATGGACATATTTAACGGACACGAAGAACGAATGACCCTAAAAGTAACGGGTGTGAGGGCTGAGATATGAAGTGGGACGCGATCAAAGGATTAGTGGGCGCAGTAGCACCGACTATAGGAAGTGCCATAGGAGGCCCAGTAGGGGCCGGAGCGGGCAAAATCCTGGCACAGGTACTAGGGGTACCGGCAGAGCCACAAGCCGTTCAGAAGGCTCTCAGCGAAGCCTCACCGGAACAACTGGCTGAGATCAAGAAGGCTGACCTAGCCTATAAGACTCGTTTGGCAGAGCTAGAAGTAGACATCTTCGAGCTTGAGACTGCTGATATTCAAGACGCAAGGAAGAACGGCGACTGGACGCCCAAGGTTCTGGCTTTACTGGCTTTCTTGTTCTTTGGTGGGTACGTCACCCTCGTTACGGTTCAGCCGCCAGACGCCAATTCAGAAGCAGTAATTAACCTTGTCCTTGGCTATCTGGGAGGGGTGGTATCAGCGGTGGTTAGCTTCTACTTTGGCGCAAGCCACAAGGCAGACAAGTAATGCTAGAAGTCGCATATATATCCACGACTGACCTGATCCCGTATGCCAACAACCCGCGCACACACAGCGATCAGCAGGTAGCGCAAGTAGCGGCGAGTATCCAAGAATTCGGATTCAACAACCCAATCCTGATTGATGAGCACAATAGCATCATCGCAGGTCACGGCAGGCTTGCAGCAGCGCAGAAGCTAGACCTGAAACTGGTGCCGACCATAACGCTTGAAGGATTGTCAGAGGCGCAGCGCAAGGCGTATGTGATAGCAGACAACAAACTCACGGAGAACGGGGGGTGGGATTACGACCTGTTAGCGGTAGAGATTGAACGGCTGAAAGAGTTGGACGTTGACATCGACCTAACAGGCTTCGACCCGACTGAGTTGGATACCATTCTGGAGCCTGAAGTCGTAGAAGGGCTGACCGATGAGGACGAGGTGCCAGAAGCACCAGAGGTGCCTATAACCAAGCGTGGGGATGTCTGGATACTGGGTAACCATCGACTGATGTGTGGTGATTCTACGAGCATCGATGATGTGGACAAATTGATGGCTGGGCAGAAGGCCGATATGGTATTCACTGATCCGCCCTATGGTGTTGAGTATGAGGGTGGGCACAACAAGAAGAAGCGCCAGCAGATTATTGCGGACAATCTACAAGGTGACGATCTGACTGATTTGTTCTATGAGGCTCTGTCCTGTGCTGTAACCTCGACAAAAGATGGGGCCGCGTTTTATGTTTGGTTTGCATCAGGCAATTCTATTGAGACATTTGCATCATTATCAAAGCTGCCGCTGAAGCTTAGGGCGGTCATTCAGTGGTACAAAGTAAAATCTGGGCTTGGCGCATTCATGTCGCAGTACATACCTAACTGTGAGCCATGTATGTATCTTCACAAGGAAGGCATGTCTCCAGCTTGGTATGGGCCGACAACAGAGAAGACCGTGTGGGAGCAAAAAAAAGAGACGCGCAATGATTTCCACCCGACACAGAAGCCAGTGGCGCTGCCAGAGCGAGCAGTAACGAATAGTTCGAAGCAGGGAGATGAGATTCTTGATCTTTTCGGTGGTAGTGGCTCAACGCTAATCGCTTGCGAGAAGATTAATCGATCTGCTCGACTGATGGAGTTAGACCCCAAATACTGCGATGTCATAGTAGACCGCTGGCAATCGTTTACAGGCAAAACTGCACAGCTAGAACGACCACTGGAGGTGGCGAATGGCTAGACCACGCATACCCATAGACTGGGATCAGGTAGACAAAATGTGCGCTATTCACTGCACGGGAGAGGAACAGGCTGCAATTTTGGGCGTGAGTTATGACACTCTGAACCGAGCCTGCCAGCGTGAATACGAGATGAGTTTTGCTGAGTATTTCAAGCAAAAGGCCAGCCACGGGCGAATGAGCCTACGTCGCAAGCAATATACGGCTGCGATGGACGGCAATACGACGATGCTTGTATGGCTAGGAAAGAACTGGTTAGGTCAAGCAGATCAGCCAGAGACAGAGGCTCAAGATCTACCGCCAATCGTTATCGAGAGGGCGAGTGAGGCTTAGCAAGCCACAGGATGACATCTTCTTCAGTGACTCACGCTTCAGAGCTGTGGTCGCTGGGAGACGGTTTGGTAAGACATTCTTGTCTACCCACGAGCTTCTGCGAGCTTCTCTGTCGGGGAAGAATCGCAACTGCTGGTATGTGGCCCCGACGTACAAGGCAGCCAAAGAGATAGCATGGTCGTTCTTGACCGATGCACTGCCCGATGGATATGTCAGCAAGCGCAACGAGTCATCGCTAACGCTTACACTCAAGAATGGTTCGACCATATCGCTCAAGGGCGCGGAGAAGCCTGACAACCTGAGAGGGAGGGCGTTGGACTTCGTGGTGTTAGACGAGTTCGCAGATATGCGGCCTGAGGCTTGGTACGAGGTTATCAGGCCATCGCTCTCTGATCGGCACTCAGTAGATAATCCCACGAGGGCATTGTTTATTGGCACACCGAAAGGAAGAAACCATTTCTACGACATTTGGACGCGAGGCGCGGATGCAGAGGAGGGCTGGCAAGCCTTTCAGTACACGACCATCGAGGGCGGTAATGTTGAGGCGGCAGAGATCGAGGCAGCGCGGAATGACCTAGACGAGCGGACGTTTCAGCAAGAGTACGAAGCCAAGTTCGTCAATTATCAGGGCATCATTTACTACGCATTCAGCAGAGAGGAGAGCGTCGAGAAGGGCGCTATCGGTGATGATCTACACATTGGGATGGACTTCAACCTTGACCCAATGAGCGCAGCGGTATCGGTCAGGGATGGCGATACAATCCGCATCGTGGACGAGATCGTGATCTACGGCTCCAACACTGACGAGATGGTGGACGAGATACGGCAGAGGTATGGGGATAGACGCATAACGATCTACCCAGACCCAGCAAGCAAACAAAGAAAGACCAGTGCGGGAGGGCGGACAGACCTGTCAATCCTTCAGAACGCAGGGTTCACGGTGAAGGTGCGTAACAGCCACCCCGCCATCAGAGACAGAATCAACAGCGTCAACAGTAGGCTCCGTTCTACCACAGGCGCTCGGAAGCTGTTTGTCGATCCCAAGTGCAAGCAGACCATCGCTTCGCTTGAACGACAGACGTACAAGGAAGGAACTAGCCAGCCCAACAAGGACGATGGCTACGACCATATGAATGACGCGCTGGGTTATCTGGTCGAGTACCTGTACCCAATCAGAAAACAACGTGACGTGGAACAACCAGTGAGGTGGAGCTAGTGAACAGCAATATCGAGTATCAGCATCCCGACTATGATGCCAACGAGAACAGGTGGGAGCTTTATGTGCGCTCATACCTTGGTGGCGAGGAGTATCAGGCAGGCAACTACCTGACAGGCTACCAGAACGAGTCGGAGAACGAATACGCTCGGCGCATCAATCTGACCCCGATTGATAACCACTGCCGCAACGTTGTCCACATTTACAGTTCGTTCTTGTGGCGCACTCCCCCAGTTCGGGTATTTAACTCGCTTGCAGGCAATCCAGCCCTCGATGCGATGGTCAAAGATGCCGACCTTGATGGCGCGAGCATTAATAGTTTTATGAAGCAGGCTCAGGTGTGGTCATCCGTTTATGGGCACGTCTGGATTCTTGTGGATAAGCCAGAGTCCAACGCACAGACACGAGCGGAGGAGCTTGACCAAGACATACGGCCCTACCTGTCACTGTTCACCCCTGAGAACGTATTTGACTGGAAGTGGGAGCGCACACCATCAGGACGCTTTGAACTGACCTACTTAAAGCTGCGGGAAGCTGTAGACCGTGAGAACGCCACCACGAAGGTGAGCTATTACCGCATCTGGCGCAA